GGTGGAAGCAAGGCGACGCAAGAAAGAAATGCGTGAGCGCCTTGAAATGCTGTTGTCTATGCCAATTGGAGGCGGGAAAGAAGTTGATCTGGACAAGGTCAAAAACTTTCAGTCGTTGAAGGGAAAGAACATCACAGTAGAGGACGCCATTCTAATAGCAATAGCCCAGAAAGCAATGAAAGGCGATATACCAGCGGGAGCATTCATACGCGATACTGTGGGCGAGAAGCCTACTGAAAACCAGAACGTCAAAATTATAGATAGCGACTGGTTTATTTAATGGCAAAAAGATTAAATCCCGCTATATTTAACGACTGGGTATATGAGAGCATTGCTGATTACTCAAAGCGTATAGAGGTATACTACGGCGGTGCTGGCTCTGGAAAGAGCTACGGCGCCACGCAGAAGATATTACTAAAGGCGTTAAAATACCAGCGCAAGGTACTGGTAATACGAAAGATACAACGCACGATCAAAGACAGTATATGGGCGTTACTTATCTCCCATCTACACGCCAGCGGGTTTTATGACGCTTGCAGAATAAATAAGAGCGATTATGAGATAGAGCTACCAAACGGCTCTATTTTTTTATTTAAGGGATTGGACGATCCCGAAAAGATTAAATCCATTGACGGTATAACGGATATCGTTATTGAGGAAGCCACAGAGCTGACCGAGGATGATTTTACACAGCTTAATTTGCGTTTGCGTGCCTTGGTGGATGATTTGCAGATATACCTAATGTTTAACCCGATTAGTAAAAAGAACTGGGTATATGACTATTTCTTTGTGCGTGCGCTCCCTCTCAACGTCAAGGTTATTAAAACAACGTACCGCGATAATAAGTTTCTATCCGACGATTACCGCACAGAGCTGGAACGGCTGAAAGACCGTAACCCAGCATATTACCGTATATATTGCCTCGGTGAGTTTGCCACGCTGGATAAGCTGGTATTCCCCGTATATACCACCAAGATCGTAAGCGAGGAAACCGTGGCGGGATTAAAGCGCTGGATCGGGCTTGACTTTGGTTATATCAACGACCCTTCCGCGATAGTGTGGGGCTTTATAGACCCCGTACAGAAGCGTATTTATGTAACGGGCGAATATGTTAAGCGCGGTATGAAAAACAACGAGATAGCCGAAACAATGGCCGATTTAGGGCTACACAAAGACAAATCCTACGGCGACTGCGCCGAGCGTAAGTCTATTGACGAGATACGGGATAAAGGTGTCAATATTGAGCCCACCGAAAAAGGCAAGGACAGCGTAATACACGGTATACAGTGGATACAGCAATATGAATTGATTGTAGACGAACGGTGCTTCAAGGTAAAAGAAGAACTGGAAAACTACACGTGGAAAAAGGACAAGAAAACGGGCGAATACATAAACGAGCCTGTAGATACTTTCAACCATACCCTTGACGCTATGCGGTACGGTTTAAACAAATACATTAAAGGAGTTAAAACGCCTACGGTTATTAAGAAACCGAGAGGCTTATAAGAGGTGCAAAATGTATACTTTACCCAAGGACACGCCAATCACTAACCAAGTGCTAAACGACGTGATCGACTATAACGAACGCTTTAAAGGGCGTTTTGAAATGCTGGAGCGCTATTATCTTGGTAAGCACAGCATATTTGACCGTAACAAAGATGATAGGCTCAGCAATAACAAGGTAATGGTAAACCACGCAAAGTATATTACCGATACAAACGTGGGCTATCTTCTCGGAAATCCCGTGGACTATCAGCCAAGCAACGGCCACGATATAGAGCCTTTGCTGGATGCGTATAAAAAGCAGACAATCAACGATCTGGACAGCGAAATAGCCAAGGATGTATCTATATTCGGCTTGCAGTATGAGTATGTATACGCCAATGAGAACGCGGAGCCCAAGAGCTGTGAGACCGATAACAAGAACACTGTTATAGTGTACGACGATACCGTGGAGCATAATAAGCTCTTCGGTCTTATCTACCGCCCGATCAAGAAAGGCGCTACGTTCAAGTATTGGGAGATCATCTATGTAGATAAACGCATTAAGCGTGTGTATAAATCCTATTCCAAGAGCTTACAGCAAGTAGGCACCGACGAAGTACACGCTTTCGGCGACGTGCCTATTATCTGTTACAAGAATAACCCAGAGTTTTTAGGCGACTTTGAGCCCGTAATCAGCCTTATAGACGCATATAACCTTTTACAAAGCGATCGTATCAACGACAAAGAACAGCTCGTTGATGCCATTCTCTGTCTTTATGGTATGGATTTTGACGCAGAACAAGCCGAAATGCTACGGGAAAGCCGTATGCTGGCTAATCTCCCCGTAGACGGTAAGGTGGAATACCTTATCAAGACGCTCCAAGAGGGCGACGTGGATATATTGCGCCAGAATATCGAAAGCGATATACACAAGATATCTATGGTACCCAATATGAGCGACAATAACTTTGTCGGTAACAGCTCTGGCGTTGCTATACGCTATAAGCTCCTTGCCTTTGAACAGAATATAAAAAACAAAGAGCGCTATATGGAAAAGGGCCTTATGGAACGCTTTAAGCTGTATAACAACTTCTTGTTTACTCAGTCAAAAATGGCCCTTGTACCCGTTGAGGAAGTGGACGCGGTATTTAAACGTAATCTTCCCTCTAACGATTTTGAAATATCCCAGATGATCAATAACCTTGCCGACTTTGTGGACGCTGAAACGCTTATTTCCCAGCTCTCCTTTATCAAGGACGCAAGCGAGATCATCGCGCTGAAAGCCAAAGAGGACGAGGCAAAGCCGAAACCCGCCTTTGACGACGCATTTAGCGCCAATGAGGCATCCGACGCAAACGCAGAGGAAACAACGGTGGCAGAGGAAGAAACCGAGACAGACGAAGTGTAAGGGGGTGTAAGCTATGGCATCCTCAAAATACTGGGATAAGCGAGCCATAAAACGCCTTACTGAAGCCGAAAAGCAAAGCCAAGAGTATATCGAGCGTATAAACAAAATGTACGCCCAAGCCCAGCGGAATATACAGCGGGATATAGAGAACATATACCAAAACTATTCCAAGGCTACGGGCTTAGATAAACAAAGCCTTAAAGCGCTACTTACCAAGAGCCAATCTGCCAAGCTCTGGGAGGATTTAAAGCGCAAAGGGCTGGATAAATACGTTAAGGGCAACTATAAAGCCCGTATAACGCGACTGGAGCAAATACAGGCGCAGATTTACGCCAAGGCCAAAGAACTATACCCCCAAGAGCTGAAAGCGCACACAGAGCATTACAGGCGCGTTGTTAGCGATACCTACTATAAAAGCATATACGACGCGCAAATGGGAACGGGATACGACTTCGGCTTTTCAACCATTGACGATAATATGATGTCCGCTCTGCTTAATGAAAAGTGGAGCGGGAAAAACTATAGTCAGCGTATATGGGGTAACACCGATCTATTGGCAGAGAGCTTAAGCGAGATCATCGGCGGTGCTTTAACAAGCGGACAAAGTATCGCCAAGACTTCCCGACAGATACGTGAACGCTTTGATGTGGCTAAATACTACGCAGATAGGCTGGTGCGCACCGAGACTAACCATTTCAACAACGAAGCCGACGCTATGGCTTACGAGGAAATGGATGTAGAGAAGTATGTGTTTATGGCTACGCTGGATACCCGCACAAGCACGATCTGCCAAGAGCTGGACAACAGCGTTATCCCTCTCAAAGAGCGCGAGGTCGGTAAAAACTTCCCGCCTATGCATCCGAATTGCCGAAGTAAAACAAGGGCGTATATGGGCGAGGAAGTGGAAAAGACGCTGAAACGGCGCGCCAGAGACCCCGTTACAGGCAAAACCAAGGTAATCGACAATATGTCGTATAAGGAATGGGCTGAAAAGAACGGACTTGGTTTATACAACGAGGAAAAATCTCCTAAAAGTAACGGCGTGGTGTTGAAAAACCAAGAAAAATATGTTAATATAGATATCCAGCAAGAAGAAAAGCGCGCCAAAAAGTACGCAAAACGCGTATCTTTTGAAGGTGCCACCGATTTAGGCAGAGCACGAACAGTAAATGATACGCTTGAACATCTAACAGCAAAATACCCAACGAAAAAACTGAAAGATATACGCGTCGTTGATTTGGTGGGTGCCAACGCGCAATCTAATTCCCGCACCATAGAAATAGACCGAGCGTTTATCAACGGTACAAAAAAGCCGTTTGATTGGAATAAACACGTTAATAACAATAAGGCCAAAATAAATATACTGCGGGATAAGTGGCGCGCAAGCTCTCTCGCGGACAGAGTGGGCATTGAAAGAAATATTGCAGAGCTGAAAAGAGATAACTTGTTTCAACGTTGGACTGTTTCAAGTAGCGGTTACGGTGTTCGTGGTACTATCACCCACGAATACGGGCATATATTGAGCGCACAGCGTATCGGCTTGAAAAAAGGAAGCAACGCCAACGACGCTAAATATAAAATGCTACGCCACAAAGTGGCTGACACGTTTGAAAAAGCGAAAACTAACGGAGATATTTTCAATATTTCTAAGTATGCCGAAAAAAACGAGCGCGAATTTTTCTCTGAGGCATTTGCGATGTATGATCTGGGCGAGGATTTGCCCAAGTACATTATAGATATGTTAACGGAGGTTTTAAATGTTTGATAACTGCAAAAGTTGTTTATTTTATTATAAGGACTACGACGATATGTATCGAGAAGAGGACGACGAGTTGCCTTATGACGGTAGTCACCCCGATAATCATTTTTGTATTAGTTTTCAAGATGGCATACCCAAAGACATATGGCACAATAAAACAAAATGCCCACATTATGTGGCAAAATAACATCAATGACTAAAGCACGTCGCTATTGCGGGGTGCTTTTTTCATACACTTAGCCGACGGGCGTAAAACGAACGAAGGGAGGCAAAATGGGGAGAGGAACAACCAAGACACACACATTCAAGTTGCCGTTTGATGCTAAATTGATTAAAAAAACAAGAGTTGTGTATAGCCAGAACGGCGACGTTATAATCAAGAAAACGGAAAACGACGTACAGATCGACGGAAACGTCGTTACAGTAAAGTTGTCGCAAGAAGATACGTTCACGTTTTCTTCTAAATCGCCTGTGTAAATCCAATTGCGAGTTTTATTCACGAACGGCGACGTAAAAAACAGCGACATTATAAAAACAAGCGTTGCACGATGCCTTGACGATGAGGTGATAACGTGAAGTTGAATGTAACATTCTCCGAGACTGGTTACTCTGGGAATATTTCTGTAGACTTTAGCAAAAGCGACAATACGTTTTCTACCGACTTCGGACAGCTTCAAGTGGTGACAGACTATGTAGACCCCGCGGAGCGTTATGAGGGTGAATACACGGCCACACCAAAGGTGGAAGCACAGACTTTGCCCACTGCAAAAAAATATCTCGACAAGGATATCACCTTGTTGGCAATCCCTTATTTTGAAACAAGCAACACCAGCGGTGGTAATACCGTGTATATAGCAAAGGAGATTTAATATGGCAATATCAAAAGTAATATACGGAGGGGAAACCCTTATTGATTTAACAACAGATTCCGTCAAAGCGGACAAACTGCTTAAAGGCATAACAGCTCACGGAGCTGACGGCGAGAAGATAACTGGCACTTGT